TGCATAAGATTCGTAGAATATCTTCACCATGTCCTCATTGCGTCATACGCAATTGAATCTGGTTCCTTCCGCTGTCGCTTAGACAGCTTTGCTGCTCGCCTCCGGGCTTGAGCAGCGCTTTTATTCCATAGCCGTCGCCTGAGAGATCATGCGGCGGCTTTGTGCTTTATGCCACCGCGACTCCCCATCGCTGACGGCCGAGAAAGAACGGCACTTTCACGCATGGCGGTTAGGCAGAAATGCCGCTTCGATAAGTGCGACCTCAGTCGTTAGCCGCCAGTCGTGAGAGTTAAGCGCAGGTCGCTGGATTGAATTCCAGCTGCGTCGGGTTGGGACTATCTCGGCCGCTCTCAAATAACAAAAAGCCCGCGCTCGGCGGGCTTATCTCAGTGACACGGATGATTGGGGCTCTCTAGTCGCTCCATCCATTTAACGGCTTCCTCCTGGCTGTCGACGCGAATCCAGATCTCGACGAGATTCGACAGGATCGCGTATGAGCGCATCGTATTCCGCTCCTTGAGCGCTTCGCGGATCTGCGTCAGGAAATACTTTGCGATGCTGCTCTGAAGCGCACAGATGATGTCGTCGTCGGACATGGCTTCGATGCGCTGCTCGATCAGCTCGTCACGCTTCTGTGCGATCAGTTCGTCGCGCCGCTCGGCCGCGTCAATGGCGGCTTCGATCTTGGCGTCGGGCGCTTCGTGTAACCAGTAGTGGATGTCGGCTTGGTTCATGGTTGTATCCGGTGATGCCCGCGCGAGGCGGGCGCGGTGGTTAGTGGTGGAACACGATGCGGCCGGCTTCAACTTGCGAATCGATGAAATCTTCGACATTCGATTCGTTGAGGGACAGGATTTCAGCGTAGAGCGCGTGATCGGCGAGCACGTCGAGCGCGAGAACATCGTTCATGCCGACGCGGGCGCCGCCGTTGTCGAGGTGTGCGACAAAAAACTCACCGTTGTCGAAGATGAATTCGGTGGTGTGTGCGTTCGTCATGTTCTGTTCTCCGGGTGGTTTCGCGCTTCGTTCAGCGCATGGTGAAACGATACTAATAAAGCAGTGTTTTAGCAAGCACTTTGTGTAAATGAGCGAGATCGTGGATACAGAGCGATCATCGCGCCCATAAGCGAATCGGAAAAAGATACTCGGGAGGGTCAGATGATCGTGAGCATTCTGTTCGTCGTGCTGTTCGCATGCGTGGTGCTGGCGATCGTCATGTGCGCCGCTGAGTACGACCGCGGGCTTGAAAGCAGGCGTGATCCGCACGCCGATCTGGCTGACGACATGCACCTTGCCAAAGTGGCGAGGATCGCTGACGCAATGATTGCTAATCGAGAGAAGGCATTCGCCGACTACCTGCAAACGCCGGGTAACGCCGTACCGGTAATCCGGAAACAGACAGGGGAGAGCGCTTGATCGATTTCCAGAAGGCCGTCGACACACACGGCAGCATTCGCGCAGCAGCTCGGGCGCACGGCATCGCCGAAAGCACGTTCCGCGACCGCCTGAAGGCGAAACGCGATGTCGTTCTGACGCTCGCTGAGAACAAGGTCATCAACACGCTGGCGATCCGCAATGGGTCGATCGTCATCGGATCGGACGCTCACTACTCGCCGAAGGTCATCACAACCGCGCATAAGGCGTTCTGCAACGTGATCGCGGAACATGCCGTCGACGTCAAGGCCGTCATTCTGAATGGCGACCTGCTCGACGGCGCACGGATCAGCAAACACGCGCGCATCGGCTGGCAGAAAACGTACAGCGTCAAGGACGAGCTCGAAGCCGTCCGCGAGCGCTTAAGCGACATCGAAGGCGCCGCGCGAGGCATGAAGCTGCTTCGCACGATCGGCAACCACGACATCCGGTTCGACAGCCGCCTGGCGCACGCCGCGCCGGAATACGAGGGTATCGCAGGCTTTGCGCTGGCCGATCACCTGCCGGCATGGAAGGACAGCTATCGCATCGACGTGAACGCCGACACCGTGATTATTCACAGCGTCGCCAACGGGATGCATGCCGCCTACAACAACGTGGTGAAGGGCGCGGGCTACCACATCATCACTGGGCACACGCACCGCCTGCAATGCGTCCAGTTCCGAGGGTTCGGGAAACTGCGCTACGGCATCGAGACGGGCATGCTGGCCGATCCCGAGCAAGACGAGTTCCATTACCTGACCGGGCGCAACGCGAACTGGCAGAGCGGATTCGCCGTGCTGACGTGGCGCGATGGCGAATTGCTGCACCCTGAGTTCTGCTCGGTGCGGGATGACGGCAAGGCGTACTTTCGCGGACAGAGGATGGCATGAGTCGCATCGACCCGCACGTCGACATCGACACGCTATGCGACGCGCTGGCTGTCGCAATGAGCCACATGTACGCAACAGGCGCGATCGACATGGGCGAGGACGCAGCGAGGCAGATAGCAGCCCGCACGGACTGTTACGAAGACGACCAACTGATCGACCTGTTCGAAGCCGCAGCCAAGATCATGGCGCGCGGCAGGGCAGCGCACTAAGACATCACCCCAGGCGCAGGTGGGACAACAGCGTCAGCCGCACAGGTCGAGGAAGCGATCACTCCGCCCGCAAGGGAACTCTGGTCGCGCCGGGTGCGGCAACCCCTCTCAATCACACGGAGCACTCATGGGCTGGATTCTCTTGATATTCATGCACGCCGGGATGATGTCGCATAACGACGACGTATCGATCACGACCGCGCGCTTCTACAGCCAGAACGCATGCCAGGCAGCAGGGAAAGAGATCGCTAGTCTGGCGGGCCCGACGGTTCAGGCGGCGAAGTTCGTCTGCATCCACGACGAAGGCAAGTAACCGTTTCGCGCGCTCCGCTCCGCGTAGGTCAGCTACGCAGAACACAGACAGGGCGTGAGCGCGCACCTAACACGAGAGACAAATGGCTAGACCAAGCAGTTACAGGGCAGAGTACGCCGAGCAAGCGCGGAAACTCTGCCTGCTTGGTGCCACAGACAAGGAGCTCGCTGACTTCTTCGGCGTGACCGAGCAGACCATCAATGGGTGGAAAACGGCGCACAAGGAGTTTTTTGAGTCCATAAAAAAGGGAAAGATGCAGGCGGATTCCGACGTCGCTGATCGGCTGTATCAGCGCGCAATGGGATACGAGCACCCCGAGATCGATCTTCGCGTCGTCAATGGCGAGATCGTCGAGACGCCAATCAAGAAGATATACGCGCCGGATACGACGGCTGCGATCTTCTGGCTGAAGAACAGGCAGCGCAAGCATTGGCGCGACAAGGTGGATCAGGAGATTACCGGCGCCGACGGTGGTCCGGTTGCCTTCACCAAGATAGAGCGAACCATTGTCAGTCCTCCAGATTCCGACACCTGAAGTCTTCGTGCCGCTGCTGGCCGATGCTGCGCCAGATGGTCGGCCGGCTCGCTACAAGGCGGCGCACGGCGGTCGCGGCTCCGGGAAGTCTCACTTCTTCGGTGACTTGTGGCTCGACGAGAACGTGAGCGGGAAATATGACTTCGTTTGCCTGCGCGAAACGCTCAAGTCGCTTGAGTTCTCTGTCAAGAAGCTGCTCGAAGGGAAGATTGCGCAGTTCAATGCGGGCGCGTATTTCGACGTGCAAGACCGGCGCATTCTGTCGAAAGCCGGTGGCGTGACGATCTTTGAGGGTATGCAAAACCACACAGCAGAGTCGATCAAGTCGCTTGAGGGATTTGACCGTGCGTGGTTCGAGGAAGCGCAGAACGCCAGCGAGAAAAGCCTGACGATGCTGCGTCCGACGATCCGTAAGCCGGGTTCGCAACTGTGGTTCGGCTGGAACCCTGACAAGGATACCGATCCTGTCGACGTGCTGTTGCGGGGCTCTGAGTTGCCGCCCGGCGCCATCGTCGTGCAAGCGAACTACATGGACAATCCGTGGCTCCCGCAAGAGCTGCGCGACGAAATGGAGTACGACAAGCGGCGCGATCCAGACAAGTACGCGCACGTGTGGCTTGGTCAATACCGCCAGAACAGCGAAGCGCGCGTGTTCAAGAACTGGCGCATCGAGGAATTCGAACGGCCGGCAGGAACGATTCACCGGCTCGGCGCGGATTGGGGCTTCTCTGTCGATCCGTCGGTGCTGATCCGCTGCGACATCGAGGGCAACCGCCTGTATGTCGACTACGAGGCGTACATGGTCGGCTGCGAGATCGTGAACCTGCCCGAACTGTTCATGGGCGTTCCCGACGCCGAGAAATGGCCTATCACGGCTGACTCGGCGCGGCCGGAAACGATCAGCCACATGCAGAAGAACGGCTTCCCGAAGATCCGGCCAGCCATCAAGGGTGCGAAATCGCTCGAGGAAGGCGTCGAGTTCCTGAAGTCGTTCGACATCATCGTTCATCCGCGCTGCAAGCACCTGATCGACGAACTGACGCTCTACAAGTACAAGGAAGACCCGCTGACGGGCGCCATCCTGCCGATTCTCGAAGACAAGGACAACCACGTCATCGACGCGCTGCGATACGCCTGCGAGGGCGCACGACGCGCCGGCAAGGCTCCGAAACCACAGAAACCTATTGTCCGTCGCACGATTGTCGGTGCTGGCGGCTGGCTCGCATAAATGGCACGCAAAAAGCAGGAAGACCCGAAGGCAAAGATTGTCGCTGAGGCGAAAGAGCGTTTCGCACGCTGCGAGGAACACGAAAGCGAGTTCCGCAAGCGCTTCGTCGAAGACCTGAAGTTTGCCAATGGCGACAGCGACAACGGCTGGCAATGGCCCGATCAGATCCGCAATGCGCGCGATGGCGACAGCCGTCCCTGCCTGACGATCAACAAGACGCGCCAGCACAACCTGCAGATCATCAACGATGCGAAACAGAACAAGCCGAGCGTCAAGACATTGCCGGTCGACGGTGACGCTGATATTGAGATTGCCAAGATTCTCGATGGCATTGTTCGTCACATCGAGTACAACAGCCACGCTGAAATTGTTTACGACACTGCCACTGAATTCGCCGTCCAAGCTGGCATTGGGTATTGGCGCGTTGTGTGTGAGTACGCTCACGATGGATCTTTTGACCAAGAGATCTTCCTGCGTCGCGTCAAGAACCCGCTGACGGTCTATCTGGATTGCGACATCGAGTCGGCCGACGGCTCGGATGCTAAGTACGGCTTCGTCTTCGAGGACATGTCGAAGACGGAGTTTGAGGCGACCTATCCGGGCGAGGAAGCGCGCAGCGTGGCGTTTGGTGACGACGCGACCGGGAGCGCCTGGCTTTCGAAGGACAAGATTCGAGTCT